GTTTGAAAAAATAAAACTAATAAAATGACGGATAACACAATCATCATACTAATAACAATAGTCATCATCGCCATATTAGGAGTAATTGGTTGGAGCATAAACACCGTAACTCCTATTGAAGCTTTAGAAGATTGTATGCTAAAGGACATGGAGTATACCAATCGGACAACATGGGCTTCATCTACTCCAGCCCAAAGGCTTTGGGCATGGAGAAGTTGCGCTTGGGTATATGGTGGTGATTACACTACAAGTGTTAATTATGAGGAGTTTAACCAAAATTAATATGAAGGAGGAAACAAAAAAGAAAAAAGACGTATGCGACGTATGCGAAAAAGTAGTTATATTTGTTATAAGGTTTCTAGTCTTGTCGTTTTTATTATTTTTAATGTATGGAGCTTGGTCATTAGGTTCTAGTTTTCTTTAATCAATAAAAGATTAGTTCATTAAAAGTTAAATAGGTTAGTTTCTGGGAGAGATGATTGAAGGATTCTGCCGAATACAAAAAATAAGGCAGGGTGTCCAAAAGACTGCCATTAAGGTCCATTCAATATCACGGTTTTCTTAAAAAATTACTTGGAAAGCCAGCATTTACTTTTGACCCGTGGGAATTTGGGGACGGCTATCAGAAGAGAACGGCACTGTGGGGATACTTTAACGAGCCTATAAAAACACCGATTGAAATGACGGAAGAAGCCAAAGCCAAAACAAACAGCCATCTTCACACCCTCGGTGTTAAATTTGATTACTTAAAAAGCAAAGACATACACCCTGAACATTTTGGGAAATTCGACCGGCAAACGAGACGAAGTATCACCCCCCAAGGGTTTGCAAAAGCATTTTACGAAGCTAATTTATAATTACAAACCTAATAATTAAATAAGATGGAAGAAAAAATACAAAAAAACGATGTGAGTTATTTTGAATCAGGATTTAAAGCAGCTATGATAATTTTTGGAGGTTTTACAAAAGAAGAAGTGGAGCGAAAATTCTACTCTACAACGCTATTCCCTAATATGGTCAGGCATTGTTTGGCTCTTTATGATGTCGAGGAAAGTCATTCTTCTGGAGAAGAAAATATGTTAAATAATTTATGAAATCCCCCATGAATAAATCAAAGAATAATAAAGAGAGTTTAAGAAAAGAATTTCAAGATTTTGCCGATAGTATTATATGGTCGAACGATGATGGTAGTGAAAAATATATAGGCATAGGTAATATGTTTGACTGGTGGTGGAATAAATTTTCTCAAGCCCTCAAAGAACAAAGGTTAGAGCTGGAGGAGAAGATAGAAAAATCAAAGTATGTGTTTGATAGACCTAAAGAAGACTACCTGCCAGAAGTATATAAGCACTTGAAGTCAAAAAATGAAGCAAAAGACGACATCCTATCCCTTATCCGTAATAAAGAAGAGGAGTAATTAAAAGCTAACAAAGAAAAAGAATGAAAAAGAAAAATCCACACGCTTCCGCTATGGGAAAAACAAGATGGGAAAAGGTCTCAAAGAAAGAAAGGACAGCCTATTCTTTAATGATGCACGAGAAAAAAAGAGCTAAAAAAGAGGCTCTAAAAACTGGGGATAACTAACTTGCAAGCGTAAGTGTATATGTTAGGATATAAAGGTCGGGGAAAGGTTGGTTAAGGCTGAGCTTCTCCCTAGATACGGGCTAGTGTTATTAACCTAATACTTCTCGTCTTGCCACTCCTTATTAGGTGGTGGCAGGACAAGGAGAAAAACTTATGAAAAACCACGGTAAACAATATCTCGAAGAAAGAAGAGAAAGGATATTAAATCCAAACTTTCTTGAAGAGGATATAGGTGAATCGCAACCAATAAGCGGATTCACAAAAGTTTTGTTTTTTTTAATCATTTTAGGATTTGGGGTCGGTGCAATTTACGCATTAGTTAATGGCTTCATAGTCAAATAATATGATTTCGACAAAAAAACTAAACGAAAAAATAGCAGAGTATAGAAAACAAGGAATGATAGTCCCCGACATCTTTGAGGACATTATCGGAGAAGTACAAGCTGAACAATTAGCAGAAGAAGCAGATTGTCATGCAAGCCCAGACGACAGCTGTAATTGCGGAAACCATAAGGAAATATAATGGAATACTCAAACGAACCAGAATACGACTTCCGAGAAATGGAACGTCTAAACCAAATAGAAAGCTCAGAAGAAGCCTTTAATAGTTATAAAAGAGAAAATGATGAATAAATATAAATTACAAAACATTGAGAGAAAAACAACCTCAACAGGTAAGGCAATGCTTAAGTGTTCGGCTTTAGGAGAAGACCAAGTTATGCACGAAGGCGTTGCTATATGGTCTGACTTCCCTCGTTTCGCAGACCTTAAAGACGGAGACGAAGTAGAGGCAGAGATGGATATAAAACAAAACGGTCAATTTACAAACAAGTCTTTGAAATATCCTTCACCAGCCAAAACCAACGGACGAGGTAGCTACGGAATAAATAAAGCAATGGAAAAGAAAGAAGAATCTATCTCTAAATTCCAAACTAATAAGGAAGAATCAATAAAAATAAGCTCAACAATCAGAATGGCAGTTGATGTCGTTACAGCTATGGATATTAAAGAGCAAAATGCAGAAACAACTAAACAAATGATTGAAGATTGGAGAAGGTGGTTTTGGAAACATTGGTCAGACCCAGAAGACCCACAATATAGCGAGCCATTTTAACTATGATTTGTCCACACTGTAACAAAGAAACAGGGCAGAGGACTGAATCACAAAATAATTATGAAAGAAATTTGGAAACCAATTAAAAATTTCAAGAATTACGAAATAAGTAGTTTAGGAAGATCGAGGAGCCTTATTAGATTTAGACGTGGGCAGAGCCGAAGTGGTAAAGAATTTTACTACCAGAGTAAAACAATTATATTGGAACCGATACTGAAAAGTATTGGTTACATTCAATACACAATGAGAGACAATTCAGGGAAAGACCGTTGTGTTCTTGCCCACAGGTTAGTGGCTGAAGCTTTTATACCAAATCCAGAAAATAAACCCCAAGTTAATCACAAGAACGGTAAGAAATATGATAATAAACTGGAAAATTTGGAATGGTGTACTGCTAGCGAAAATGGCTTGCATGGCTATAGGGTTTTGGGTTATCAAGCATGGGTTAAGGGGAGGTATGGTAAAAAACATCCAACGTCAAAACCAGTGATACAGAAAACCATAGAAGGGAATCTTGTTAAGAGGTGGGATTGCGCCTTAGACGCTGTAAAAACGTATGGATTTGATAGCGGTTCAATTACTCGCGTTTGCCAAGGTAAATATAGGCAACATAAAGGATTTATTTGGAAGTATGCTTAAATGCCCTCATTGCAAAAAGGAAATAAATAATTATAGAACTCAAACACAATCGAATGCTTTACATTTACTTTTTAAGCAGACATCAGATATGTGTATCGAAAAAGGTATTGATATGCGAGAGATAGTTAGAGAAGAAGTACCGATTGATTGCACACCAGAGAATATAAAATGGTTATGGAAACTATTACAAAAGGCAATGCTAGGCAAAGAAAGCACTACCAAACTAAGCAAACACCAAGAAATAGACCGAGTTTACGACCAACTAAACAAGATTTTAATTGAAAGGACAGAGGGCGAGATCTCGCTTCCCCCCTTTCCTTACGATGAAGAAAAAGCTAGAGCTTTAATTAAATAAATTAAGAATATGAACTACAAAACCCAAGAAGGCAGAGTGCTTCAGGTTTTAAGAGAAAAACAAGGCGGTTGGGTGAATAAACAATTCTTTATCAGGGATATGTTCCTAACACAAGCAGGACGTGCAATCCACACTTTAGAAAACAACCCAGAATGGAGAAAGGAATATCAAGGTTACAAGATTGAACACAGTGATTTTACAGACGAACATGGATTTAAGTCATACCGTTTGATTAAGGAAAAGGGACAGGTGGTTTTACCTTTTTAATAGAAAGTAGTATAATTATAAGAAATTATCATTAAAACTATAAAATTATGGAAACAGAAACAACTCCAACTCCAGAAACCGAAGAAGAAACTATTGAAGAATAAGCTAAATAATTATGCTTAAAATTTCAGATTTTAATACAAGAAAAGACCTAGAAACTCATATAGTTTCTACTTATGGTAGGACTACTGACCTCAAAGACGATACTATTGAAGCTACCGCCGAAGAACTTAGAACATTCAAACTAAGACACGGGGGGAGAGTATGGGGCGTACCAGTAATCGCTACTGATTACGAGCCAAAACCAGCTAAAAATAAATTAAGCAGAGGAGAAGTCAAACCTAGCGTTATTAACGGTTTAATAAAGAGTAAGAATAAGAAGAAAAAGTAAAAATGCAATCAACAAAGGTAAAAACAGGTAATGAAGCTCGCAAAGCTATTATCAAGGGAGTAAACGCTATTTACGACCCAGTAAAGCTCACTATTGGTCCAGCAGGAGGTAACGCTTTGATGTATAGGACGTATTCCCGTGGCCCCCGCGTAACGAACGATGGAGCCACAATCGCCGAAGTAATCGAACCTAAGAACGAATTTGTAAAAATAGTAGCTGACGCTTTTAAGGAAGCCTGTAAGAGAACTAACGAACTGGCAGGAGACGGAACAAGTGCCACAACTGTCATTGGTGGTCATCTTTTAAATAAAGTATTTGAAAAAATAGGAGAGCAAGGAGTAATCGGTGGACAATCGGGGGACGTAATGAAGATACGAAAGCAACTCTTTGAAGAAAAAGCCCAAGTAATTCAAGCTATTAAAGAAGTTTCAAAGGAAATTAAGTCACAAGACGAACTAACTAAAATCGCCACTGTCTCAATGGAAGACGCTCTAATAGGAAAACTGGTAGCAGAAATGGCGTGGGAAGTAGGAATAGAGGGATATATTGACGTAGTAGAGGGCTTTAAAGGAGAGATCGAACACGAGGTTATCAAAGGTATGCGTTTCCCTGCAAAAGTCCCCGGCAAAGCATTCGTCAACAACCCTGCAAGGAATGAAATGGTCATGCAAGATGTACCAATTATCCTTACAAACTACGCTTGTGACTCAAGAAATGAAATAGGAAACCTAGCCAACAAGATATTCACTGAAACAAAAGGAACGAAACTGGCTATCCTAGCACCATCATTTTCCACAGAGGTACTCTTAGAGTTCATCAATGCTATTAAAAAGGGATACATGATTTACCCTGTTAAAGTACCCTCACTTAGAACAGAACAATACGAAGACATCGCCGCTTACGCTGGAGCTAGATTCATTAACAAGGACAAAGGAGACAATCTAAACACTGTGTCATTAGTTGACTTAGGATTCTTTGAAAGATTTATTGTAAAGGACATTGAAGCCAGAGAAGACGCTATTGCTACAGGTGGAAAGGGTGAAAAGACTGACGAGGTAAAGAACAGAATCGAAGAACTAAAGAAGCAAAGAAACGAAAGTGGAAAGCTAAGTCAAGGACAAAAAGCTCTGATTGATAGAAGAATAGCCTCAATGGCAAGCTCTGTGGGAATTATCAGAGTAGGCGCACCATCACAAGCCGAAGGACTATACCTAAAACTAAAGATTGAAGACGCAGTATATGCTTGTAAGGCGGCGTTAGAGGAAGGATATGTTAAAGGAGGAGGACTATGCCTAAAGGAAATAGCTGAAAAACACCCTGACTTTTTACTCTCTCAATCTCTAATTGCCCCATATAACCAAATCCAAGAAAACGCAGGAGAAGAACTAAAGATAGGAAAAGACATTGTAGACCCAACTAAAGCTATAAGACTTGCAGTAGAACACGCTGTCTCGGTAGTAGCACAACTCTCAACTGTAAAGATAATCATTCCTGAATCAAGAGACGAATCTCCGGCAGAAGGTTATAACAACATAGCAAGGGCAATACTCCGAGCATCAGAAAAAGAAAATAACGCACCAGGGGAAGACGATTGGGATAGAGACATAGAAGAAGCATTAAGAGATAATGGGTAAAAAATGGCGAGACCAACAATTTACACAGAAGAATTAGCAAAAAAAATCCTAGACCGTATAGCGGAAGGAGAGAGTGTTCGCTCTATTGCAAGAGATGATGATATGCCTAATAAGTCAACCATATTCGATTGGGCACTGTATCATGAAAAGTTTTCCGACCAATACGATAAAGCCAGAGATATAGGAATGGAAGTAAGAGCAGAAGAAATAGAAGATATTGCCGAAACAATGGAAGATGTGCAGAGAGCTAAGCTAGTAGTAGATACAAAGAAATGGAACATGAGTAAACTCAAACCTAAAAGATTTGGAGAGAAAGTAGACCATACCTCAGGAGGTAAACCAATTCCTCTACTTAATTTAAATGCCATACTACGAGACAACAGCAACTCAGAAGATAGCGAGACTGAGGAAAAAGGTTAGAGCAGTTCAAGGCGGAACTTCTGCTTCAAAGACAATCTCTATTCTCATCATTCTTATTTCTCTAGCTCAAACAGACGAAGAGCCTACTTTAACAAGTGTGGTAGCCGAGTCTTTGCCTCACCTTAAAAAGGGAGCATTGAGAGACTTTCAAAAGATAATGAAAGAACATAACTACTGGAAAGAGTCTCAGTGGAATGCTACGGATAAGATATATACGTTTGAAACAGGAAGTCAGATGGAATTTTTCGGTTCAGATCAACCAGAGAAACTACGAGGAGGAAGGCGAGACAGAGGTTTTATGAACGAGTGTAACAATATGTCCCTTGAGTCTTTTGATGAATTTGAGGTTAGAACTAAAGAATTTGTATATTTAGACTGGAATCCAACGATTGAGTTTTGGTTTTATGACGAGGTAAAAGGAATGAGGGACGATGTAGACCACTTAATCTTAACTTACAAAGACAACGAAGCCTGTCCACCAGAAATTGTCTCCTCAATCGAACAAAGAAAAAACAGGGCTGGTTGGTGGAGAGTGTATGGTTTAGGACTCTTGGGAGAAGTAGAAGGGAGGATATATACAGGCTGGAAGGTTATAGACGAGGTTCCACATGAGGCAAAAATCGTTAGATATGGGTTAGACTTTGGCTATACTAACGACCCAGCCGCCATAATTGCCCTGTATTCTTACAATGGAGGATATATTCTTGACGAGATTTGTTACCTTAAAGGACAATCTAATAAGAATCTAGCGGACATCATTTTGAATGAAGAAAACCCTGCTATTGTAGTAGCTGATAGCTCAGAGCCTAAGAGTATTGATGAAATTAAATCTTATGGAGTAAATATAATCGGAGCTAGAAAGAAAAAGGACACTGGTCCACATAAGACATACAATCGCTGGGCTATAGAGAAAGTCCAAGACCAACAAATGTCTGTTACGAAACGCTCGGTAAATGTCCTAAAGGAATATCGTAATTATTTATGGATGACCGATAAGGAAGGCAAGATACTCAATGACCCCGAGGATATAAACGACCACGCAATGGATGCGATTAAATACGCCATTGTTTCAATAGTAAATCCTGAAAAGAAATCAGTATCAGTCCAAAAACCAATATGGCAAGGCTACAACAAACTAACACCTGAACATAAAAAGTCTGGTGGTGTTAAAGTGTATAACAAAATTAGTATTACAAAATAAAATATGGTATACTATATGTAAATAATCTCGAGCTGTTGCGTAATCTCAGCAATTAAATTTGATTGGAGAAATTTACGATAAGAAAAATTCAATTTCAGGTTATCAACCTAGTGAGGATGTCGTTCGACTAACAGGTAGAGTAAAGCGTGCTTATAACGATGGTTATGAGATTCTTCATCGTACATACGAAGAACTTAATAACATGAGCGTAATCTCTCGAATGAATCGAGACCAGAGAACCTTTAACTCTTTTGTAGATGAAAGCATAGAAGACCCAAGAGAAGCGTGGAAATGGAGAGGCACTAG